ATAAGTACATAGTATATACTTAGTACATAGCCTAAGTAGCCTACATAGCCTATATAGATTTAGGGTATCAGAGAAAACCAAAGTTGTCAAGTCAATCATCAGTGATGTTACGTTTGCTTACAATGTCATCATCTCCTTCATTGATTAAGCGTACATTACCAACAGCAGCGATATCATCACGGACATACTTAAAACAATCATTACATAAGTCTAAGTATTGTCTTGTTCGAACACTACGTCTAGAGGCTTCGTAGTCGCTAAGCACTTCATTGCAAGAGATACATCTCATCATACACCCCATTGGTTAGCCATAGCATCAGCGATGCCTTGGTAGGTTTTGCTTCTAATCTTCCATCTGTCTGCTGTTGGAGGTAGTTTCCATATGCGTTGATCTCTACCATCGACAACATCAGTGGGTACAAGTTTATCCAGGTTTTTAAGCCATAGGCAAGTCTTTTTTGTCTCTCCATGTCCAAACATCCAAGGTTGAATGCACTGATCGGGCTTGCGTATACGTGAACTAATGATGCTGACAGGATTCTCTAGGCATATGCGCTCTATAGGCGCATCTAAGAGCCTTCTAACAAACTCTAGAGCTTCTGCCTGCTCTTGCTGCTTATCCTTAAACCAACGAGCACCAGAGACCGCTAAATGGGTACACGGTGGATGAGCAATCATCAAATCCCATCCATCATTGATAACGTCGAATACGTCACCTTGGTAATGTGGACCTTCAACATCAGTGGGTAATAAATCACATGACATGGCATCATGGCCTAGCCTTCTGAATGCGTCTCTGACAGTGCCTGAGTACTCGCAGGCGATCAACACTCTCATTTTCCATCATCCTCCATTCTATCCAACAAAGCCATCAACTTAGGGTATAGGTCTTCCTTAACATCCTCAGCATGCTCTACTTCTTCCCATTGACCCCATGAAGCAGCTACGCTGGAGTCAATCATAGCTTCGATCAAGGCTAACATCATTTGTACTGTCTCTTTAGTCATAAAATACCCTCTAGAATCGATTAAAACAGGCCTACAAGCGATTAAAACAGTCTTGGTGCTATCACCCTACATTAGAGCCTCTTCGATGCCTTGTAGAGCCTCTAATTGCTTTTGCTTCTCCGTGGTTTTCTTAAGTGCTTTAGGGCTAACCCATGTATAGGACGGGAAAGGCCATCGAGGATCGCCAGCATAGCGTATGCATACCTGACCATCAGCATCAGGACCTTGGACGATCTCACATGGTTGATTATTGAATGTAAGACTCATTTGGTAATCCTTTCACTAATATGCTTTTCAGCAACATGTATAGCATATCTTATAGCCTTGGCGTGTCCTTGAACAACCCCTTTTTTAAAACACTTTAGTGCTTCTTTATCATCCAAAACATCTTCCACATAAGGCAAAGCATCGCACAAAGCATCTAAAAGATTAAGAATTATCTTTTCATCACTCATTTGGTAATCCTATATTGCTTTCTGAATTCTATAGTGTCTAAGTCTGTAAAGGTTTCCCTATAGTGTTCTGCTAATTCAGCATCAGATAGGTTATTGAACCCACCTTCAGATAAGAATCGAACAATTTCATCATATACCTCTGGGAACGTTACAGAAGCAACGGCATAGTCTAATTCTCTCTTAGTACAATCATAGAGTATGTCTTCTTTCTTCAGTATGGTTGTCATGGTCTAATCCCCTGATAAGTCAACAATGGGGTTGATAACGTATTCTGTCAATTCTGAAGTCTCAGCATACTCTTCTGCCTTCGCCAGTGTATCAAAGCGATCTAGGTGGGTTAAACCTGAATACTCAGGGTAACGATAAGTCAACAAGTAACCGACAATCTTAAATTCCATGATAGCCTCACTTTATAACGGCAGCATCTTCTGGTGGTTTAATGTTATCTGGATCTTGAACTACAAATCGATTAGAAATCCTGATAGCAGTTGCACAGCTGCGGATTGATTCAATAAACTCGTTCATTTCGTAACGATTAGTAAATGTTCTATACCACCAAACACCCCCAGGACGCTCATAATTTGTCGGAAGAAAAGCAAAAAATACTTGTTTCATGTTAAACCCCTATAGTGATAAGAAAATCATTGCAGCATACAGTGCACCAAACAATGCACCGCCTAAGACTAAGACAACATCATTTGACTTTGACATGATTAAGCCTTTGCAAGTTTAAGTCTGATAACTTTAGACATCTTTTGGCCATGAGCAGCATAACCGATAACTGGTATCGATTTGTCCCAGCAATTGCGACAACCTTTACATTTACCGCCTTGCTGATACGCTGGGCATACACTGATGCTATCATCATTGTAGGATTCTGCAATAGTGCTAGACCATGGTGCATCAAGTACTTCGCCGATAACGGAATCTGATGACCTACGAACAACCACATTCGGCAATGCATCCATTTGTTCTAAGATCGATTGATATTTAGGAAATTTGTGCATCCTAGTCGGCAGCCAGTGTTTGACCCATGGTGTGCGTTGCATAACCTCGAGCATTTTCTCTGCAAGCTTGATTGTGTACATGTCACCAGAATCGAACCAGCGAAAGTAACGATCGGAGTCTAATGCTTGGACCATGTCATCAACCCAATCATCACGCTGCCAGTCTTGTTTGTTATGCTCACGTGGGGCCTTTACGTTAGGATAACGATAATTGCCTTGCGTAGCGTAGCATCCATCGCATGCGTCTACTAGTTTGCCATTATCGCCCACAGATCCTGGGCAAGTATCCAAAGCTTGTAGACTCCAAGATCTAATCCCGTCTAGTTTAGATGTAATCGAAAGCTTGAGCATGGTTGTTTCTCCGGTTTGTTTGTTTCGATGTGTTAATACTAAACAAGTGTTTTTGCATTGTCAATGGGGTTTGCAGTGTATCCGACGAACGGCAGACAATCCAGGATGAACGGTAACGTTGTTCGAACACAACAGTTTAGACTATTGTTTCACGTGGAACTAACTAGGCTTTGGAGTATCTTCGAAGTACCTTTAGAGGGTGCTTCACCATCACATTCATCTGTGCAGGTCTGTGCAGTCAGTGAAGCCTTAATAGTAATGCATTCTCATTAGCATTTCACATTATGAAATCTCAATTGGCTATGCAGTGCTACTAGATATAGTGGTCAAACAAGACTTCAACACTATATATAGTGGTTGTCAAACAGTAATGATTCTCAATTGTACATTGCAGTGCAGCATAGGGGGAGGGGTCTGTGTTGTAGTGTAAATGTTGTGGACCCGCTTAGATACAAAAAAAGCAAGAATGGAAACACCATACCTAGCCTCAAAAAAAGCAAGAATGGAAGTTTTTAAAGACTAAACAGTCTATCTAATAATATCTAATAAAATCAATAGCTTAGTAATAAAGCCTCTGCGGAGCCTCTGACACCATGTAAATGGAGTCCCGCCATAGCCTCTAAAGACTGTGCAATCTGTGCTGGTGTCAGTACAGTCTGTGCTGGTTAAAAAGAAACAACTTGACAAAACTTAAAAAATATGCTATAATATACCCTTCTATGTAGAAACGATGAACAGACGATGTACAAACAATAAATAAAACTTACTTTATACTTACTACATACTAACTTCATACTGACTACATTGTAGAGATACATAAAATTATATACACCCTAAAGTCCTGCTTTCAGCAGAGAAACTATATAGAGGGATCTGATGTCAGAAATTAAAATTACTTCTCCTACTGAGGATTGTTCGCTACCTTCATCGGTCAGCCAGGATGTCTTGGCAGTCAATGAAGAGAAGAAAGTGCCTGCGAAAAAGAAGAGATCTAGAGGTCGTCCTAAGAAGGAAGAAGTACAGAAGTACATTAAGAGAGAGAAAAGAGGTAGACCACCAGGAGAAGCAGCAAGGATTAAAGAGTTCACTGCTTCGCTGTTGCTGACACACTCTAATGCGATTATCAGAAAGATAGTACATAAAGCATTAGATGATAATGATAAGGATCAGATTGCAGCGCTTAAAATGTGTATGGATCGGATGCTTCCAGTATCTTACTTTGAGGATAAAGGAACAGCATCAGGGGCTAAAGCAATCACTATAAACATCACTGGAGTGCAAGAGTCTCCAGTAGAAATGATAGAGCATGAACCAGTTGATGTAGAGACTACATTGATTGATTACGAGGAAGAAGATGGATCTACAAGTTAAACTTCTTCCTTGGCAGCAAGAGGTCTTCAAAGATCCAGCAAGGTTTAAGATCATCGCTGCTGGTAGACGTACAGGTAAATCAAGGTTAGCTGCTTGGACATTGATTATTGAGGCACTACAGACTGAGAAAGGCCATGTCTGGTATGTAGCCCCAACACAGGGACAAGCTAGGGATATTATGTGGTCTACGCTGTTAGAGCTAGGCCATACAGTGATCAAGAATAGTCATGTCAATAACATGCAGATTACGTTGATCAACGGTGCAATGATATCGCTAAAGGGTGCTGACAGACCAGAGACTATGCGTGGTGTTAGTTTGAAGTACTTAGTGATGGATGAGTACGCAGACATGAAGCCACAGGTGTTCGAACAAATCCTTAGACCTGCTTTAGCGGATCAGAAGGGTAGATCAATGTTCATTGGAACACCAATGGGTAGGAATCACTTCTATGAATTGTACAAAGTAGGTGATTCAGGTAAAGATAAAGATTACAAGTCTTGGCACTTCACTAGCTTTGATAATCCATTGTTAGATCCTTTAGAGATTGAAGCAGCTAGAGGTTCGATGTCTAGCTTTGCTTTTAGACAAGAGTTTATGGCTTCGTTTGAGGCAGCACAGTCGGAGATCTTCAAAGATGAATGGATTAAGATCAGTGAAGAAGAGCCGGAAGAAGGTAACTACTTTATTGCGGTGGATCTATGTGGTTTCAGTGATTCATCTCAGACGAATCAAACGAAGAATAAAAAGCTTGATGACACAGCGATAGCTATTGTTAAGATCAATACTAAAGGCTGGTGGGTTGCTGACATTCAACACGGTAGATGGGATGTCCGAGAAACAGCAGTGAGGATTCTAAAGGCTGCAAAGGACTACAGAGTTAATGCAGTAGGGATTGAGAAAGGTTCACTGAAGAATGCAGTGATGCCTTATATGAATGATTTGATGAGAAGATTAAATTATTATCCTCGCATTGAAGAGCTAACACACGGTAACAAGAAGAAAGCAGATAGGATTGTTTGGTCATTACAGGGACGCTTTGAACACGGTAGGATTGTGTTGAATGAAGGTGATTGGAATAATAAGTTTGTAGATCAACTTATGCAGTTCCCTGATCCTAAGACACATGATGACTTAATTGATGCGTTAAGTTACATTGACCAGATTCAAGTAGCGGATTGGAATCAGAATCTGGACCAAGAAGAGTATGAAGTCCTAGACACTACGATAGGTTGGTGACAATGAAATTTGAATCTGAAATCTCTCCTCAGAATGCTCTTGTAGCATTTGTTATGGATCGATGTAATGATTGGCGTAACTACAGAGATGAAAACTTCCTAGAGCGTTGGGACGAGTATGAACGTCTATGGCGTGGTCTTTGGGCTGATGAAGATAAGACCAGAGGCACTGAGCGTTCTAAACTGATTTCACCAGCACTGCAGCAAGCAGTAGATAACAAACAAGCTGATCTAGAAGAAGCTGTGTTCGCTAAAGGTGTGTTCTTTGATATCAGTGATGATGTCAGTGATCAAGACAAGACAGACGTTGAAGCCATGAAGTCTTTGTTGTCTGAAGACTTTAAGAAAGATAAAGTACGTAAGAACATTGGTCAAGTTATGACCTTAGCTGAGGTCTATGGCACTGGTATCGGTGAATTGATTGTTAAACAAAAGAAGAACTTAGCACCAGCAACACAGCCCACAGCACAGCCTGGACTGAGGATGATCGGTGTTAATACATCGTACAGAGTGTCCGTAGACTTAAAACCAATCAATCCACGTAACTTCCTAATTGATCCTAACGCAACAAGCATTGATGATGCGATGGGTTGTGCTATTGAAGAGTATGTCGGAAGACATGCTGTTATCAAAGGCATGGAAGATGGTGTTTATAAGAAAGTAGCGATTGGTGATGCTTACTTAGATACAGATCTAGAGCCTAATCAGGATCTAACATACTATCAACAAGACAAAGTACTCTTACTTCGTTACTATGGCTTAGTACCTAAGAAGCTATTAGAAAACCCTGAAGATAGTACAACAACAGACGATGAACTCTATTCAGAGATGGTAGAGGCTCTTATCGTTATTGCTAACGGTGAAGTACTCCTGAAAGGTGAAGAAAACCCTTTCATGATGCAAGACAGACCTGTTGTTGCCTACCAAGCTGATAGCGTTCCTGGTCGTTTCTGGGGTCGTGGAACGGCTGAGAAGGCCTACAACATGCAAAAGGCTGTAGATGCACAGATTCGTAGTCATGTAGACTCATTAGGGCTTACAGCAGCCCCTATGATGGCTATAGATGCCTCTAGAATGCCTCGAGGACAGAAGTTTGAGATACGTCCTGGTAAGAATATTTTTGTCAATGGTAACCCTCAAGAGATCCTACAGCCCTTTAAGTTCGGTGTTACAGACAAAGCTAACATCGAAACAGCTCAGATCTTTGAAAGAATGATGCTACAGGCTACAGGAACCCTTGACACAGCTAATTTACCAGCTCAAGTTAGTGGTGGAGACGCAGCAGCAGCTGGTTTAGCAATGGCTGTTAGCGGTATCATCAAGAAAAACAAGCGTTCATTGGTCAATTTCCAAGAAGATTTCCTTATTCCGTTTGTTCAAAAGGCTGCATGGCGCTATATGCAGTTTGCACCAGAGCGTTATCCT